TCCCATCCCAATACTCCGGAACTTTATAATCTTTAGGTTGATATTGAAAAAAGGTACGCGATAGATCTTCTGGTTTAACCAGCTGATTCGTCCCTTCGGAAATGGTAATTGGCCGCTCAGTATTATCCCGGACCGTTAGGCAAGGAATCCCCAGGTAAGTCGTCTCCTCCTGGACCCCTCCGGAATCCGTAATAACCATCATCGCCTTCCGGATAAGATTGATAAAATGGAGATATCCCATCGGCTTAATAAAAGAAACCCGAATCGGATTAAGGCTAGGATCCTCTTCAAGCTTTTTCTTTGTATGAGGATGGACCGGGAAAAGGACTTCAAATTTCTCCGCAATCAAATCAAGTTCTCCCAGGATCCTGCGGAGCCTCTCCGGATGATTCAAATTCTCCAGACGATGAATTGTAACCAGGATAAATTCACGCCCCACCTTTTCTCCGGAGGTTTTAGGAAGTATCTTACAAAGAGCATCGATGCCTAAGTTTCCAACCATATACACATGATCAGTAAGGTCCTCAGCTGCCAGGTTATCAACCGCATCCTGACAATGCGCTAGGAGTATATCGGAGACATGATCAATCATAATCCGGTTAAGTTCCTCCGGCATAGAGATATCGAAACTACGCAGGCCGGCCTCAATATGAATCACCGGGATCCCCCTCTTATGAGCCACCAGGGCGCAAGCCAGGCTGGCATTGACATCTCCGACGACAAAAACACCGGCCAGATCGCCAACTGTCTGAATATAGGCGTCAAACTGTCGGATCATCTCCTGGATATTCTTAATCGGATTATCTTCTTTACGTTCTCCATGATAGATATTCTTCGCGCCCAACTCTTCTTCGAAGATCTGACTCATCTCAAAATCATAATGCTGGCCAGGGTTAAAGATATCGTATCTGATTCCCTGTTTCTCCATCTCCTGCGCCAAAGGCAGGCTCTTCATAAAACAGGGCCGCGTTCCGGTTACGATAATAAATCGCTTAGCTTTGTTTTCCATCTCGTATTAAATCCTTCCATCACATTTTGAATCTCTTTGATGTTCGCAGAGACTCTTTCTATATTACCGCTAGCCTGACCGACTCTTTCCAGTTCAGCTGCGGCAACTCCTTCCTTCCAGTATTTATTATGGATCAAATGAATCCTATCCAGAAGGAAGTCGTACATCCCTATCTTGCCGCCTACGATATAACTGCGGATATCGGCATGGTACATATATTTATCCCCCACCCAGGCATTCCCTGGTAAAGGCAGGATACAGTCAATCTTCTTACAGGCCCAGATCGCATAATTAAAGATATACATCTCGTTATTGCGCTCCCGGTCCGCATTGTCCGGCTCCGGGAAGTGATCCCAGATGTACTGCATCATATCGATATGTTTTTCAGGAGAATAGAAGACCGGAAAATTGGCCATCGGAAAAGCTGCGGCGGCCCAATCCGGATCATGAGTCTTAAAGAAATCCAGGTTAGTTTCGGTATGAGGGAATTCTGCGCAAGGAATCAGATCTGTCTGGCCGGCGATCGTAAAATACTTTTCGATATTATCCAAAAGCAAAACATCTCCGTCTAAATGACAGATGGCATCGTAATCTCTGGCGATGATCTGCGCAATTTTATAGCGCATAAACATCAAATTTATATAGATGCCTTGTTTAGGATTAAGCAGGGGCTCGACCGGATGAGTGATAATGTTAAAAGAAAATCCTCCCTTACGGAGAATCTCTAAGGCCGGGTTTAGATCTGCGGTATGCGCAATATGTACATCCAGATTCTTATGGCCATAATAATCCAAGGCATTCAGCAGTGCATTAAGCGCCGGCAGATAAGCAAGATTATAGGTTACGATAAGGGCATTATTCATCTTTCCTAAAAAGGATATCCCGGGCTCCGACTCCGGTAAAACAGGAGGAGTTTATAGGATCTAACTTCCACCCTGCGGCCAGAAGCGGCTCTATCTGACCCAGGCCTCCATCATGTAAAAGGATCAAATTCGTATGTTGCATCGCATGAACCGGACTATGCCTTCTCTCCGGAATCTTCCCGACCATCTCAAACTCCTGAGCGCCGGGGCCATCGATGAAGGCTAGATCGAATCTGCGGTCCAGGACTGGGAATTCCGGATACTTGTACAGGATCACATTGATCCCCGGATTCTCCGGCTTATACTCCGGCCGGGTCTCCAAGGAAACCAGATCCATTCCGATCAACATCAAAAGCTCCGTCGATACACCGCATCCGTACTCCAAGACACTCTTAATATTCCTCTCTTTAATCAACGCATACAGAAAGCGCCAGTCGTCGATGGTAAAGCCTCCGGTACCCCAATAGATAAATCCTTTCATCAAAACCTCTTCCAAATAATCTTCCAGGCCAGGACTATCCGTTCCCAAAGATTCAAATCCTTATTGACAAAGGACTTAAACTTCGGGACCATCTGTTCGATCTCCCGATCGGCCATCCGTCGGGCTTTCTTTCTTAAAAATTTAGCCTGTCTTCCGTTCATTTCTTAATCAAATCCAATTTAATCTTCTTTACCGGAAATGGCTCTCTTGCTTTCTTTATCTGCTTAATAATCTCTCTCTCCCGGTAATTCGGCCGGCCGATGCTCAAAACAATCTCCGGATCATCTCTGCGATTCAGTTTGCCATGATAAAGTTTCCGAGTCGCGCGGACTACTAAATGCTCATTAAGGAATTTCGTCGCCCTTTTAGAGTCTGTCCGCAGCAGAATCTCGATTGTGTTACTGATTGCGTTCATTGGTACTTTCATTCTTCCCTCCCTTTTTTTAACATCAAGCCTCCTCACTCTAAACTGGATATTTCCTTTATGCATCCTAAAATCCGTAAGGTGTGTTAATCCGCAACCACAACAAACTAATTTATAGTTCTTATATATCGGAGTTTGCCATTCGTTGTCTTTTATTTCATCCACAGAGACTAAAGATAAATCCTTCATGGCGTCCAATACCTCTTATCTTCCTTCCAGCCTTCCATCTTCCGCAGGATCGCCAGGCCATACGGAGTAAAGAATCGGATAAATTCAAAATTATAAACTCCGGCCCTGATTAACTTCATCACTTCCTGGAATCCTTCCTCACTCGGTCCAAAGCAATCATGAAAAATCCAGTACCCTTTCCCTTCCCCTTTGAGTTGCGGATACATTGTCTTCATCTCATAAAGTACATGCTCAGTATCATGACAACCATCCTGGAAGATCACATCAAAATTGATCCCGGGGAAAGTCTCCTGAGTAAGTTTCATTGAATCCAGTTCCCGGATATCCACCGGCAACCCCTCAGCCACCAGGGCCTCCCGGACCTTCTCCGTCTGGATAATATCGATGCCAAAGTATTTATTTCCTTGCATGCCATAGCGGACCGCATTATCCCGGACTGCATTGGCCAGGTAGAAAGCGGTATATCCCTCAGCATGACCAATCTCCAGGACCTGCTCAGCTCCTATCTCCCTAAGCAAGAAATACAACATCGGGCCGAAGAAGGTTATTGTTGCATTGATATTCGTAAAATGCTGCGCATGCATCATCTCCATCAGCGGAGCCGGGTACTCAGAAAAATACTCTACATCTTTAGGATGCTGAATCTTAGCATGCATCAGTTAAACCTCCCATGCCCCGATGGCGTAATAACCAGGCCGCAGGGATTATGTAACACATAGGCCTTTCCGACGGACCAGATAAAAGCCTTAGGATGATCCTTTTCATCTACCACAAAGATATCCTTATGCTTAGCATTCCAGCGCTTACGCAATTCATCCATGCTCTCTGCCGGATCGATCTTACCAAAAGCCCAATCTAGGCATTCCGTAATTTTCTCCGGAGGAACGCCAGCCAAATATAATAATCTATCTCCCCATTCGATCATCGTTTCACTCCGATACCGATACCTTTCCCATCCAAATTCTCATGGAAGAAGAATTCCTCAGCGTGTGCTTTCTTAAAATCATCCCAGACATCAATCAAATCGCATCCGTCTTTAGAAAGATCATCAAAAAAGAGCAAACCAGCCTTAGCCAAAGAAGGTACCACATTTTCTAAGTCCTGGCGTGCTATCTTTTTCTCATGACATCCGTCCACAAGAACATAATCCATACAAATCAGTTTCTTCTCGGGGACTGTCTTAAGCGAATCGCCTACAATAAAATGGATCTTATCAAGCGGCAGATTCAACGCTCTCAAATTCATCTTCACAACCTCCGGAGAAATAAACCCATCATTAAAGACATCGAAAAGATAAACCTCCGGGACCTTAGGATCCGGCATCGCACTCAGTAACTGACAGATTGATATCCCGGTCCTACATCCGATCTCCATGATGTTATCTAATCTCCAATGCGCGCCTATGGCCCAAAGAAGATGATAATAATCGACAAACTTAATCCCCTGCTTTTGCAAATGGCCCAGATATGCCTCATAATAAGTATCTCCGGGATTATATTTTTTGAGGATCCGCAAAGTATTAAAAACTGCTGCATTCGTTACTACATCATGCTTAAGGTGTTTTTCAATAAACTTAGACATCTGTTCGGGAGAGTATTTATGCATGGGCCACCTCCCCGGCATATTCCAACAGGCCGCCTTTATAGTATCTTTCTACCGCCCAGGCCACATCCACCGGCCGAATCAAAGACATACAACGAGGGACATTCTTTATTTTGTTATTGCAATCATCTTCTTTTCCTCTCCAGCATCCATCATAAGGCGCACAAGTCAAACATCCATTGACATAAAGGAATTGATGATTAGGATAAAGTTCCCATCGCGTTCCCTCCCTAGCCCCTGCAACCACCACACAGGGCTTAGAGAAGGCCGCTGCGATATGCATCGGGAAGGAGACGCAGGTTATCACTCCCTCAGCCTTAGCGATCAACCGGAAGAGTTCCCGGGTATTTGTCTTACCTCTCATATCAACCACTCCGGAGAAAGCTGCATGAAGATGGCTCTCCTGGCCAATCTGAACCAAGGTAATCTTATCTTTTAAAAGATCCACGACTTCCTGGTAATAGGGATATTGTTTAAGGGTATTATCTTTCTTCGCACCGGCGTTGATTACCCAATAAGGACCATCCACTCCTTCCTTTACCAGGGCCGGACTTGGCCAGTCTTTCTCATCCTGGGTTAAAAAGAGATTTGGCCTTAGATCCGTCTGATGAATCTTGATTTCCAGGACCTGTTCCAACCAATCACGATGACCCTGGGAGAAATGATATCCAACGGTCCCGGATTCATGGATCAAAGGATAATGCATGTCAATCACCAGAATATCCCCAATTTGTGCTAAGAATTCCTTGACCAGTTCTTTCTCGCCGGCGTTGATCCTGACAAAGAGTTTATTATTCTCATCCTGGGCAGTCTGAGAGAATCTATGATTGACCTGATTATATTGACTCTCATCGTATTGCAATTTAGTAATGTAAGGAGAGTTATCGAAAATCTCATTGCAGGGAGTACGGATATCGACGAGATATTTACCTGGATGCGCCAGATGCAGATCCCTGATTGCATTCGTCATAACCATGATATCTCCTGGAGATAATCGGTTAAGTAAAAGAATTTTTTTAGGGTTACTGCGCATCCAGACCTCAGTCTTTACTTCTTTTTTCTTTTCTTTGTCTTTTTGTGGCAAGGCATCTGATTCCTCCTTTTTTTGTGCTTTCTCCACTTTATCCTTTGCATCCAAAAGCATCTTTACGGAAAATGGAGGCGGTACATTAAAAAGCGGACCTGATATCTTCCTCTTTCTATAAACAAAAGCCGGATGCGCTAAACCTCCATCGCAACCGGTGATCATTTTCTTAAGGATAAGATTCTTCTCGAAATCAAATTCGTTAAAGAGAGTTCCTTCTTGTTCAAAGAATCTAGAAACTTCTGCCTGGAGATCCACTCCCAGGATTCGATCATCAAAGAATCCCTGGCCATCATAACGAATGGCCATACGGTAATCGCTAGAGCAGTAAATTAAAAATCCATTCGCCTTTAAGTGCGAATGGATCCTGGCCAGGATTTCCCGGATCTCTATGGCCGGTACATGTTGCAAAACATATATTAGATAAGCGATATCGAATTTCTGATTCAGTTCCTGCGGAAATTTCTTACTAAAGCGCTTACTATTTACATACCCTTTTGCCTCCCTCAGCATTTCTCCTGAGGCATCGGTACCAGTTACAAAGACAGACTTGTTCTGTTTCAAGATCTCTTTGGCCAACCGGCCTACGCCGCAGCCATAATCTAAGATCTTTCCCTCATTATGAACAAAGTGCAAGATCGCCTCTGCAAAAGCAGGCGTTTCGGCATCCCATCGTTGCTGCATTGTGAATCCGTTGCAGTCTCCGACCACTTCATGCCGCCCCTCTTCCAGGTTTTTAGGCTTGAAAAGATTATGATCCTTCAATACTCGCTTCTCCATTTTACTCGCCTCCCTTTTATATTTTAAGGAGCCCGGAGTGCTCAACCCCGGGCCCCTTTGGTTACTTAAATGTCAACTCAGCGTACACCGTTCCGCCTGCTGGCATTGGGCCGACATTAAAAAATATGCCGGTGTCAAAGCGTTTCCCCTGGGACCACTCCCGGGGAAAAGTTCCGTTAGCGGTAGGAGCGATGAAAACTACTTCATCATGACCTCCCCCGACTCCGGTCGCAGAATCGCGTAAGGTGGCAATGAGATCTCCAACAGTCAACCCTTTCCAACATAGGGTAATGGAGAAAACATCGCCAGGATGTACCTTAAGTTGATCATCGGCCGCTAATACGCCCGACTCTCTAAGGTTTGTTATTCTTGGCATTTGTGTCCTCCATTTATCCTATTGACTCAGAACTCGAAGAGCTACTCGACGAGCTAGAGCTTGAACTGCTAAGGCTTGAACTACTGGAACTGCTTGAACTTGAACTAGACGACGATGAGCTGCTTGAGCTGCTGCGGCTCGAAGAGCTACTCGAAGAGCTAGACTGGCTCGAGCTAGAGCTCGAGGATGAACTTAAGCTGCTGCTGGAACTGCTAGAGCTAGAGCTCGAGGAACTCCGAGAGCTTGAACTCGACGAAGAAGATGAGCTAAAGCTTGATGAAGAACTCGATGAGCTGGAACTTTCACTCGAACTACTCGAGGAGGAAGAGGAAGAGCTAGAAGACGAACTTCCAACCACATCACCCAGGCCCAGAGTTGATCGATAATCTACATCCGTAAGCGTCGCATCCGCATCGCAAGCACTCAAAACACGATTCCACCTATCTACAAGATCATCCAGGAAAGCAACAACTTCATCCTGCCAATCTCCCAGATATTTTATCCGGGCATTCGGTTCTTCAATCACATGCTCGGTAGTACTGAATTTCTCCGTCGTGAAAATGGTAGTACCATCTACGCCATCATCAGCTGCTAAGAGATCGCAGACCGCGTTAAAATTCGTCCGGATAGTCTTAAGCAACTCATTAACCTTGCCCTGCGGCATAGCGTTATACTGGATATCTTTTCCATAGGTATTACCAATGGAGGGATCAGTTATCTCATAAGTGGTGGCAATCGCGGTATCACCAGTATCCACATTTATCTTAACGATAAACGCGGTAAAGTTAGTTACATAGGAATAAAGGAGATCAAAGATCGCCTTCTCCCAGTAACCGCGACTTTCAATTTTTTCAGTATGTCCCACTTTTACCTCCGTTAATTTGGGAAGGCCAGGCTTGTCTGCCCTAGCCCTCCCTCATTGTTTAACGAGTTAGTCAACGATACAAACTACCTCGATAGTGGCACTATCCCAGTTAGTCGAGGCTGACCCGGCTGGGACCTGAGATGCGATAGTAATCGCCAAACCTGAATGACTAACAGTCAATCCGCCCATCAGAGCGGTATCCTGTCCGCCAGTCAACATGGCCCATGCAGCATAAAGAGTCCTTACGCCATGATCTGCAAGAGTAAGAGTAATAACATCAGATGCAGTCAACAAAGTTGCGGTAAGAACTAATAGCCTCTTCGCTGCTAGAGGCGTTGAATATGTAACCGTTCCCGTAATTGCTCCCATATCTTTATCCTCCTAATATAGTTTTTAAGCCGCGCCGGCCACCCGGACCGGCGCAGTAGATCTATCTACTTAACTCTTAGGCTGTACTCGCAGCTGCTGATGCGCAATACATCGTAATTACGCCATAATCAACTGCATTAAACAATGGCTTAATCACTCCGAAGATCGCGCCACAAGCAATACCCCAGCTATTACCATAGTCAAAAGACTTCTCAGTCCAGTTGACCTGGGCGCCCCAGGCAATCAAACCAGCCTGCTGGCCACAAAGGAGATTCCTTGCTACATAAGATGAAGATCCATCGTTTGCACGATAGACATAATCGTGCTCATGAATGATAATCCCATTGTAATTAGAAACTGCCCCTGAGAAGATTGGATTATCTTCGCCGCGCACGCCGGCATCTCTTACTGCTTGCGCATAGACTGGATCCTGTTTTAGATTCGTTACATCGTAAGGATGCAGAAATGCGATGTAATACTCTTTACCTCCGACGCGGATAGGCCGAATTTTAGGACTGGCCAGCTGAGCCATTTGCTTAGCTGCATCCAGGACCTTCGTATCCATCTTCATCGCTGAGGTAATATGCCCGATCGCGTCTTCTCCACCGGCATAAATCAGCCTGGTGGCAGCGGCTATGGTCGGAGTATTGGCAAAGGTAGATGAAGCTTTGCCGCAGAGCTTTTCAAAAATCTCCAGTTCGATTCTCTCTGCAAACCAATCTGCCAGTCTGTTCTTAGCTGTGGTCCTCATGTTGTAAGCACTCTTTTTCTCATCCATTCTGCCGGTTAAACGAACTGCATGACGAAGTTGATCAATAGCTATATCCTCATCGTAATCCGTCATAGACTCTTCGTTGCCTTCCAATTCATTATCCCCGGTAACGCCGGACCCCGACAATTTCATCCCGAGACCGGTAGTAAGATTGCTGCCAGCTTCTTTCTTTAGATCCTCTAATTCCTGGATCATGGACTGCTCGGTCGTCCCTATAAATCGATTCATATAGAGATTATCGCGCACATCCGCGAATAACTGCTTACGCCATAATGCCGGGCGTAATTCAGTATTGCTAAGCGTAATTCCCATCGGTAAATCCTCCTAGTTTATCCGTACAGTTCGAGGTATTTCTCCCGGACTTTTTTGGGGAGCTTGGAGAAGTCCCGATCACTCATAGCTGTAATCTGCTCAATCGTATAATCGGTACCTTCTATCTTATCTTTACCCTCGGCATGGCCGGATGTTTTATCCTTATCTTTGTTTTTTTCCAATGCCTCTTGGGCCGCAGTTGCATCTTTCTCCTTCTTCAATTCCTCAGGAGTTTTGGCCTTAGGCTTTTCTTTTGTCTCTTCGGGTTTTTTAGCTTTCCTGGCTTTGACCCTTGTCTGGGCGGCCGGGAAAAGTTTGGCATATTCCGGATCTGCCTGTATCAGCTCATACATTTTGAGAGCTGGATTTGCGCCTCCTATAAAGGCTTCGGCTACCTGTTTCTGGTAGGCCGGATTAGTATTGATGATTTCTTCGGTTAATTCCATAACCTCTTCGTAGTCCGGTTTCAAGGCTGCGGCATCTTTATCGCAAACCCTAAGGAAACTTTGAACGAAGGGCAATTCTGTAAAGGATCCTCCCTTGGGAGACTCTTCCTTTTTCTGGCTCTTAGCCAGGATCTTCTGCGCATCCGCCACAGTCAAAAAGTCTGTGGGCTCTTTTCCTTTAAAAGGATCTTCTTCCTCTTTCGGCTCTTCTGCCGGTTTCTCCTTTTTAAGCTTACTTAATTCAAAGCGCGCGGCGTCACGATCTGCCTCTGCCTGCTGCCGGCCCTTACGGTCCCGGCGCATCTGATAGTAATAGGCCCTTTCGCGCTTACTGTAATCTTTAAGATCCTCTTCCGTTACCTGCTCTTCCGGTTTTTGCAAGAGCCGCTCAACCTTGACAAAAGGATCATTTTCATCAGCCTCTTCCTCTTTCTTCTTCTCAGCTGCCTTAATTTCTTCTTCGGTGGCAGTCTCTGGTAAGCCGGCGGCCTTAGCCCTGGTATTCAAAGCCTCTTTAGCTTTCTGATCAGCGGCGACCTTCTCAGCTGTCTGTTTCTCTTCCGGAGTCTGCTCCGTAGATTCTTCTTTCTCTGCCGGCGCAACCGTTCCCTGATCCTTAAATCCTTCCGGAGGAGTCTGATTCTCCATCAGAAACTTCTCCTCTTCCGAAGTAAGCTTTTCGTTCTTATCTAATTTTGCCTCTATAACCTTGATATCCACCTTTACTCCTTGCTCTGCCATTTCTGCCTCCCCTTTTGTTTATCCGGAATCTTAGGCTCCCGGTTTGCCTTTCGCAGTTTGGACTGCGGTTAATTGTGCCATCCATTCTTGGATGCGTTTCTTGACCTCTTCTGAATTCTGGAGATCCATATACTCAATTAGAAGATCCGGAGGAATCTGGACTCCAGCCTTTGAGGCTTCAATCAATTCCTGGAAAGTCTCATATCTGATCGATGTATTCTGATCCGCTTCTGTAACTAGAACATCATACTTATTATCCTTGATCATGGTAAGGTAAGCGGCAATATGGCCAGCCTCCAGGCCCTTAGGCCTATCATCAGCAATTTGTTTCGACATATACTTAGGTCCTAAGACCTTCATCAATTTCTTCTCATCAAAAACCATCGGTATCATCTCTAGAATAAACTTCCCGATGATCTCTTTGGTGTAACGGTAATTCTGGAAGATACGCACCAACGCCAGGATCGCCTGTTTGACACGCATGGCAATCGCGCGGCCGGATGAAGTACCTTCCTGGAATCCCATCAGGTCCGGATTAATCCCCAGGATCTGCTTGAATTCCTCATCTGCCTTCTCTTCCCTCATGTAATGACCTTGATTCGGACCCTTAGGAAGAATCTCTTTCAGCTTATCGAAAAACCCCTTCTTAATCTTAACCACGATACCAGGTTTAGATCCCATCTTCTCCAGATCCGACCAACCGGTTGTACCTAAAGCATCCTCTTCTCCAATCCATCCGGAATTGGCCTGTGTGTTTAAGATATGTAAAGATTGAGATTTGGCTTTATTCTTTTCGCGCTGCGGATCCTTGACCTGGCGCGTAAGACCCTGAGTCCTTAAAACCTCTGTCTCGGCATTCGGAGCCCAATCTGACATGTATCTAAAAAATGGATATCCGGAATAGTAAGGCTCCATCGGAGATTTGATATCCTGGACGGTATGGCCGCAGACCATCGCGGCAACCCACATCTCCGGGACCTTGCGTTCGATAATCTTGCCGAAATTCTGATCGACAATAAGTTTTTCTGCATCTTCTTTCTTATCGAATCGGCG